CAGTAGATTATTCCGTACCAGACTTGAACACATCACATTTGAGTCACTGTATTTGGAGAAATACGGTTGCCAGATGTGGGTGGGTGACAGTTCTGAACCATGGAAGTTTGGAAAGAAAGAGGAGGTGAATCTCCTCTATGCATTCCAACAAATCATGGATGAGAACGAGAGTAGAAAAATCAGACGGCGCAGTATTAGAGGAAAGAGACACCTATTAGAAAATCACTCTGATGATATTCCAATATTTCTTGGTGGTACTCCTACCTTTGGATACAGGAATGAAAACAAAAGATGGGTGATTGATAAGGAAGAGTCTAAGTGGGTTAAATGGATGTTTCGTGAGTATGCAGATGGAATGCAGACCATCGAAATAAAGAACCAACTCGACTCTAACGGAATTCCACCCAGACGAACCAGAACTGGTTTATGGAACGTTGGAACAATCCAAAAAATGTTGGGTAATGAATCCTACACTGGATTGAAACGGTGGTTTGATAAGGACAGCGAAAAAGAATACGTTTATCAAATCCCACAAATCATCTCAGTATCGCTTTACCGCAAGGTTAAGAAGAGACTGCAACAGAACCAACGTATCTCAGACAATAACAAGAAACACTTCGGTCTATTGGATGGATTGTTGGAGTGCTGTTGTGGTTTGAGGATGAGTTCCACATCGAAGAAGAGACCATCGGGCAAGACCACCGAAACTTATTTTTGTGTGAGTAAGTCTCGCAAGTGGAGAGGTGAAGACCTCGATGATTGCAACAATCAAAAGTCTTGTGAGAGAAGTCTCACCGACAAGGCGGTGGTTAAACTTGTGAAGTCAGTTGTTAAGGATTCCGTATCACTCAAAGAACAATTTAAGTCAGAAGTCCTGGCAACGAAAATTGCAGACGATGAAGAGATAAAAATTCAGAAGAAATCATTAGAGGACAAGGTTCGCAGAAATCACAAATCTTTGGAGAATACTGTCCATAACATCGCAAAGATTGAGATTGAGAGGATACAGGGGAGAAAAGACCCAAAGGTTGTAGACCTCATCCTAAAAGGGTTGGAGGACGAGAAAGAACACTATGAAAGAGAATATCAGAGGTTTGTCCAAGAGATTGAAGATTTGGACGAGAGAAAACAATGGTTGGATTGGTTAAGTCAGTACGGTGATTTTATTAATAGGAAAACTTCAACGCCTAAGAAGACCAGAGAATGGTTAGAGGGTTTGATTACCAAGGTTATTGTTTCACCTGAGTTTGAAGAGGATCGGGATGGTAAACAAATCCAGTATGGTCACAACATCACCGTCCAGTTCAAAATGAAGATTGTCGGTGACAAATTGGAATACAAAGACACCTCAGAAAAGTCCTCTGGTTATGAAATCAAAACAGGACGAAATAAAAAGAAGAGTGGGGTACTGGACATTTCTGCGCCAGTCGGGAAACCTAAAAAAAAACAAGTGAATTCAGGGGCGGACTCAAATTGTCCAATCCGAAGTAATCAGTTACTGTGGAGTAGTTCGGATTGGACAATTACGAGGGCGAATGAGTACTCAAATTTCCTCTTTTTTGAGGTGTCCAAAAGGTTCAATTATCTTCAACCTGAACAGAACCCAACCAGATATTCTGAAAACCAATTCCAAATATATCGACTGATAAATTCTCTTCATCAGAGAGGTATTGGATACAGGCGGATTGCCTATTTCCTAAATGACAGGAAGATAACGACCCACGGTGGAAGTAAGTGGGGTACTCAGTACGTTTACAGTGTTCTGAAGCGGTACAGAGAAAGAGAAGAGAGAATCAAATTAAGAAACAAGAAGTATCCATTGCAACGTGGGCAGATGTGGATCGAATTCACTAAATGACCAATGGTCACTTAGTTAGAACTGACTTTCTTTTAATTCGATACCCTTGTTGAACCTCATTGGGGTTACAGGATGTCTAAATATTCCCGAATTCATAAAGGGAGTATTTAATATGAATAAGAACAAAAAACACAACCAAGACGTATTTCACGATATGTGCAAATGCGTCCTTTTCTTTGGATGCACAACCATCAACGAGATTGCAGAGGCACTCCAACGCATTGGAGTTCGCAATACAGTTGGAAATCCATACACGCCAAACAACCTGAGACAGTTGGTTCATAAATGGAATCAATTATCGGAGGATGATGATTTTCGACAGGATCACATCGACATCTATCTACCGCAGTCCAGAAGGGTGATACATGACGAAGAGGAAGTGACTACAAGAAGTCCTGATGAACCATTTATTAGTTCTGTTGATGTTGAGAAATATCATAATTTTTTCAACCCAACCCTAATGCAAGTCTAACATGGATTATAAATCTGCTATGCAGAGGATCAGATATAATGAATCAGATATTTGGATTGCTGATTTAGAAATTAGTAACTTCATTGATGGATTCACTACTGCAATAAAACATATCAATAGAACTGGTGAAACTTGTGGTGATTTATCACCACAACGTGAGTTTGATAGATACCTTCAAAAATTTAGAAATGATCTGGATTTTCAAGAATACTTGGATGCATCAAATCCTTCTATTGAACCAAGTGATGAAAAACTAAGGGATTGGTTCTGGTGATAACTCTTTTCTCCATGAGTACCTAAATAATGATGAAATAGGTGTAGAGTCCGACTGCTCTACGCCTATTTTTTTGAACTGCGACCAAAGACGACCAAGAGGTTTTATGCTTCCGCAGTAGGTTGATACCTCTAACCATTCTCAACACCCCTAGAACTCCTTTGAAACCCTAATGTGCGGATGTTCTGACGCATAAATAGATGCATCAACGGAACACCAACCAAAGGAGTTATTTTTATGAAGAAGTTTGAATATCAAAGAAGTGTGCGGTTTTCAGAACCAGTGAAGGAATCCTTACAAGAAATTTGTCACACATTTCGGGTGAATGAGAGTGACTATATCCGCACCTCAGTTCAGAGATGCCTTCTCGATGATATGCAGAAACACGGTTTAGAACCTAAGTTCCAGATAATCACATGATAAATTTTGCACGACCCTCGACCAATCACCGACCAGTGCGCTTTGACTGTTCTGGTGTGGGTTTATATCAAAATGAAGTCAGAGGGGGTTCAGTTGAGGTAAAATGAGACAAATTAATAACTATTCAAAATACTATTTTTGTCATGCACGGTAAAAATTTCTTCATCAAAGTTATTCTTATTGGGAACAATGTTAAAATCTTTACCCTGCCCACCAAGGTTTTCGTTAAGACTGCAATTGAATTTATCTATATTTCTAATTTCTGATAACAAACCCTCTATTTCGTTCTTGTATTCACCGATAACTTCAAAACTGGAATAAATATATCCCCATTTCCTAAATGCTTTATTTATTTTTTGCATACCACCTTCTTTTGACTTCGATATATGACCGTTCAATCTTTGCTCTGGGTTTTGAGTAGTAAATCCAACATAACACTCATTTCCCAACTCTATTTTATAGACAAAACAGGTAGTATTAGGAACATTTAGAGACAGTGCCTCTTGGATTTCATAAAACTTGGGTTCATCTGACACACCTTCAACTGAAACTAAGTTTAACCAAATCCAACCTATATCGACGTCATTTTTTCCACTCCAAACTCTAATACTTTTTCCAATGTGCTCAGTTGTGACCGTTTCACTTATGAAGACGCCATCTGAGGTTTCAATTTCCTGAATGTCATATCGCCAGTGGTTTGGTTTATATTTACTGCCATTCACTGTGTTGCACCCAAGAATCGTTGTTGCAAAATGATCTCTTGAAACTTTTGCATTCTTTACTTCTTCTGAATTCAAAGTGAATTTAGTTTGCTTTAAGTTACTCATTTTTATGAAAAACTTTCTCTAGAACGTTTCAAATATTGATAAAAGTATCTTACTACAAAACCCTATTTTCAAAAATAAAATAAAATCTCAGTTACCTAAATACCTCTGAAAGGAACAGAGGTATGGACATACATCAACTCAAACAACGCATAGACGCATCGGGTAAGAAACTCGTCACGCTCGGCAACGAATACATCAAATCAAAAGATGAGATTGCCGCACGAAAGGTGCTGGTGAAGATGTTTGCTGAGATTTCTCAACAAACATTACTGCTGGGTGAACAGAACGCTCAGATGGATAGGAATCAGAAGGGGATACGATGAAACCAACTGATGCCGTTCCTTACCAAGATAAATTGAACAGAGAACAACAACGAAAAGAACAAGAGATTCGTGCGAGAGAGTACGCAACCCTTGATAAACGAACCACCACGACCCACTCCCAAATCCCAAACATGACTGATGCGTAGGCAGAAGTGCGGAAGAGGGGTGGTGATTATCCCGATGAATACAAGGATTTCATCCGCAGAACATCAGGACGCCCAGTTTGACAGAGTGAATTCCTCAACTCGTTATGAAAAAACGCACTTAGAACTCCCTCTGAGTGCGTTTTTTTATGTCTGCGGAAAATCTAAGAAAAGGTTTAAGAAAATGGCGTGGTGACTTCTTTCGATACTGTTATGCATCGACAAGTCAAATTATTTTGACCACATCGCCATGACCAAATAGTTCAAAACCTCCACCCTCTACTGCGGTAATCTTGATCCAATCTCTGGTGGGGTTCTTGATGAGGTCGTAATAATCATCATCAAAAGATTCTATCATGCATTCTGCGGCGATTATCGCTTCTTCTAGTGTTTGATATATCAATAACACTCCTCGATATCTATCTATCCCTCCAATGCACGATAGACGGACGCACGACCTATCCCAAGTTCCTTTGCGATTGCGGATGCACCCATTCCACTATCATGCAGTTCCTTAACCTTCTGGACATCTACAGAGGGTTTTCTTCCCTTATAGACACCTTTCTCTTTTGCCTTTGCGATACCTTCCATCTGTCTTTCTTTACGAAGGTTAGTCTCAAATTCCCCAAAAACTCCGAGCATATCGAGGAAACACTTCCCAGCACTTGTTTTGGTATCGATAGGTTGTTCCGTTGCAGAAATCGTTACACCCTTCGCATTCAAATCATGGACGATGTTTTGGAGGTCACGAATAGAACGTGCGAGACGATCCACCCTTGTAACGACCAGTTCATCACCTTCACGAAGAAATTCTAACAAGATGTTTAGTTCATCCCGACCTTGAACAGATGTTCCAGAAACCTTTTCTTGTCGGATATTCTCACATCCTGCTTTTTGGAGTGCATCTATCTGAACAGTGAGATCTTGGTCGGTGGTAGACACCCTTGCATATCCGTATTTCAATATTTTCTCCTATACTGTCTCTTTTACATCTAGACCCTAAAGAAGACCGTCTCATATGTCAAGGATTGATCCTATTGAGACAATAAAAGTGTCTCATAAAAATGTCCTTAGAGGGTTTACCCATGTGAGACAGATGTAATTTACGGACATACAACTTCATGCTAAAAGAAAATATGAGGAAGATTAGTGTTTTATTTATATTTTTTACAACGATGCTGCCATCGATAACTTGGGGTGGGGTTATTGAGCAAAAAGGTGTTATTTGCACAGAAGATAATTCAAGTGAAAAAAGTGTTGCCTTCTGGTTTGCCAGTGAAAAGACCTACGAATGGTTTGCGAGAGACACAGGTGATGTGAATGGAAATGGCGACAACTTCGAATTCATTTCAATATTCACATCAAAAGATTCCCATTACTGGGTAACCGAGGACAATGTGCATCTCAAAATTAGGAGTTCAGCAGATGGTCACATTATCGATGGTGTAGACCTAACTCTTGATAGGTACACTTTGTCGCTGACACACAGAGTTGATTACGAAACGGTAGCAACCTACGACTGTAGTCTTTTTGAGAGTCGCCTTGGTTTTCTAAAAACCTTGGAACAAATATCGGATGAATACCGTGAAACGAATAGCAAAAAATTAAAGAAACGAAAAATCTAAAAGGAGACAAAATTTGAAATCACTCATTTTAGTATTCTGCTTGTGTATTTTGACTACCAACTCTTCATTTGCAAAAGATGAGTTTATTCCTATTGACCCCCATGGTGGTAATATTGGGTCGTTGGGAAGCACCAACTGCTCATTTGCGATGAGAGACTCCAATAAACAAAAAGTTATGGGTTACGTCGAAGGGTATTTAGCAGGAGTCCATGCTGAGAATTGGTTAAATAGAGATTTAACAGAAAACAGATACAAAAGTGTTAGTTCAGATACTGGTATGGACACCGTTTATTTGATTTTGAGAGATATGTGTAAGAGGTCGCCAAGACCATTATTTGACCTAATGAACCCATTGAGGAATAAACTAATCCAGATGCGATGAAACTTGGGAAAGTTACTTCTTCTTACTCTTCCAAGTGCCACCGTATTGGTAGGTGTCCTCAAATCGTGATTTAACGTCCGTCAGACACTTCCCGCATAAGAACACCCAATCCTTCAACTTTTGGTATCGGCACCGATACAGCACTTCCTTTGCGTCCTTACACCTATGACAGTCCTTGGTTCTAACTCGCATCTACCAATTAGTGTCTGGTGAATTCCCAAACCTTCCCTCACACACTTCCATTAATCGAAACACACCAATTCGTTTAGATTTGGAGATGTTCGACACTAATGATTTGTCAGATGAGTATTTTGGACGAAGACCGTCACCACGATTACTGTCTATAGATTCATCGGTTCTGCGATTGTATATATTCTTGTGATTGTGAATTTCCTTTGGTGTCCATCCTTTCAAGGAAAGAACGAGTGCATTGTAGTTGTTTTGGATAACACTCACCCTTGGACTCTTTCCATCAACCTTGAACAGACCTTTGGTTTTCCCCTTCAACTGAGATGACACTTCATCATTAAAGAACGCCTGGACATCTCTTCTTTGAGAAGTTCTGTCTATTCGGACATAGAAGAAATCATCGTTATCAATCCAATCATCCTTTGAATTGAGAATTGTTGGCATATAACCCTCAAAGAGATGGGAATGAGTTTTCCACCAGTCGTCAAAAGTATCAGTCAGAACCTGATCTAAATCCCAACCTTTATATGCACTCCTTTTGACCTTTACCTTTTGGATTACCTTTAGTCGCCACGTTGCCTCGTGAGTTCCACCAGTATGTTCGGACTTTTTCAATTTTCCCTTAATTTTCTTTTCTTCAAATTGTTTCGCATTCCTATCCATTACATCTTTGGGAACACCTCTATTGAACCTGTCGAGGAACTCATTTTTCACAACCAGAGAAACCTTCATTTCTTCCAGTTCTAGTGCCAGTTTTAGGTATCTAAACCACAGACGATATAACTGGATGCCTTTTGCAAGTGTGCGTCCTGTATTTGAGTTGATGCGTGAAGATGCACGATTGTGGGAAACATCTTCACTTGAATAAACAGTGGTATCACGGTGAGAACGCCTCGCTGCACTCTCCATCGCAACTTCCCTTGAATGAACAAGTTCAATTCCTTTTTCTGGAACGACACCATCAATCAGACAATGGTATGTCGCCAGATCATGTTCGGTAATTTCTGTTTTTGTTTTGAACTTATGTTTGACTGATTTCATTCATTTATCTCCACTATCATCATTATAGAGGGTATCGAATTCAAGTACAGATAATTGTCATCTAGCGATACCCCTGTAAGCACAGTAAAATGTATAAAGAAATTGAGGAGATTTTATCTAATTAGGAAAAAAATAGGGTATCGAATTAAAAATAATCTAATACCTCAAATCGATACCATCTTAGTTTGTTGCTAAGATGTTTATAGAAAGTGAGGAAAGAGACAGATGAAGAAAGAAATTAAAAACGAGGTGAAGATGATTAAAGAAATCGCCTTAGACAACATTGTGGAACTTATCCAGAAAGGAAATCATTTGAAGGTTCGTTGGGTAATGTTGAACCAGTGTGGTGAAGAATGCGTCAACCAAGTCTCAATGGGTGTGTCTCCTTCATGCTCTCGGTGGGCAAAGAACCACCGCCGTAATGTTCGGAGACAAATGCGTGAAAACAACATCTGTCTTGAAAATATTTGTTATGGATAGGGTATCGAATTAAAGATAATAAATCCAGTCAAATAGATACCATACATTTTTGTTGCTAAGATGTTTATAGAAAGTGAGGAGACAGTCTCTTCACAAACCAAGGGGTTCTCCAACCCCGCTACCAAGAAGGAGGAACAAAATGGAAATTAAGATCGTAAACCTCAGGACGTTGAAGGAAATCAACAATGCGTCAATCAATGAGGACTTAAATCGCAACCTTGAATGGAACGTGTTTCAGTCTGCATTGATGAAGTCAATGAATGCTCGCACAGATGTTTGTTGGAGGGGGATGAAGACCAATGTCGCACTCATTCCTCACATGATCCACGAACATAAGAAGGGAGTGAAGTGTGAACCCCATGTTCGTTGTGAGGTTAACACCGACAACTGCTTGAATGGTTTTCTGACTCTCGATGTACCAATGGAATTGTTCCACTCATTAGTTGGTTTTGAAACCTTCAAGAGTGAAATGGAAATGAGAAACGCAGCGTAAGAAAGGAGAAGAAAAATGGGAATTTTAAGAGAAGAAAATGGGGTCTATGTTACCCCTTACACCAAGGAAGAGTTTCACATGATTTGCACCTTTGCATCACTTCACAATATGCGAACAAAGGATCGTGAAATCGATGAATACAATGTTGATCGGATCTACGCTGAGTTGCTTTCGCCATCGACCAATTTTTATTGGAGAACGGATGAGGTAGTCGATTTTGGAAAGACCATCCCAAGTGGGGATATTAAGGATTTCCTCATAAAGTACGGTGAGATTGATGTTGACCTTTTTGCAATGCGAACTGTGGAAGTGACTGAGTGTCTCTCAGTTTCAAACATGGATATTCCTGATCATTTGGATCTGTATGACTATATTGAAATTGAGGACTTTATGGAGGAATACGCAAGTATGCATCCACGTCAGTGGGCAGCGGAAAACGAAGAACCACAGGATGTATACGATACAACGCTTGAAGTTTCACTTTCTTGGATTCGTTTCTGTCAGAACAACACCATTGGATATGAAAATGTCTTACCAATTTTAGAAAAGGAGGTCGCATAACAATTTGAAACAAATAGGGTATCGAAATAAAAACAAATATATTAGGTAAATCGATATCCTACTAACAATGCGCTAATATGATTAAAGAAAGTGAGGAGAGAGTCTCCTCCGAAACAACCCCAAGAAAGGGAAAAGAAAATGAAGAGTTACAATTTAGAAAATCACACTGATGAAGTCACCTTAGATCAGTTGTTCCAGATGCGAGAACATTTCTTTGGTGCAATGGAACGGATGCAAGATGAGATGAATGATGACACTGACCAGAATCCATATGGAGGTGTTGGTGCGTCAATCGAAGGCAACGGTTTCAATCTTGCGTTCTGTGTTGGCGGCAAGGAGTTTATCTTGCGTTGTGCGTTGCGTGAGTCAGTTTAAGGAGGTTGCGTGTTGATGACCTACAGTAGATACATCGCAACGATTAAGACTACAGGTAAGGACATTTGGAACGATGAGAAACCAAGTTCATATTCTCCTTACCTGATTCAAAGAGGGTTATTCAGTGACGATGAATCTGCAATGGGAATTCTGAATGCTGCAAATCAGAGGGTCATGGATAAGGAATTACACTATAAGTTCTTACTCCATTCCCTACCCAAAAACGTGAAGTACGTTGCACAATCCAAGAAAAAGAAGGATGCACTGACCGTCAAATATCTATCCGTTGTGAGACAATACTTTGGTTACAGCGAAGAGAAGGCACGAGATGCAATGAGCATCCTCAACCCATCGCAACTAGAACTGATTGCATCAACTCTCAATCAGGGTGGTGTGAAGAAGTAAGTGATGCCACGCCCCCCCAAAAAACTGACAATCATTTTTTAATCTATAAACGCAATAGAGACACCTCAGGAAATATCATAATGTCCAATCATTTTACTCTTCGATAAAAATAGGTTACTTTGAATGCATTGATTGGACAAATTATGAACAAGTACCTAGACGCATATTATCGAGTTTCCACGAGAGGACAGAAGACCGAAGGTCATTCATTGGAGTCTCAGCGAAAGATTTCTGAACAACTCGCAGACCGTTTAGGACTTATCCTTAGATCACACGATGAGGGTGCAAAGAGTTCAACTCTTAAAAACACCAAGGGTCAAAATGTCAGAGATGAATTAGATGAAATCAAATCTGGCATTGAGGATGGAGAAGTCCGAAATATCTGGATTGTAGAAACCAGTAGATTATTCCGTACCAGACTTGAACACATCACATTTGAGTCACTGTATTTGGAGAAATACGGTTGCCAGATGTGGGTGGGTGACAGTTCTGAACCATGGAAGTTTGGAAAGAAAGAGGA